AGACACGCTGATAAGCCAAAGAACTGTTCTTAGCTAGTCGACTGACGGCGGTACGCACTAAGTACTGCTGCGTGACGTCGATGGTGTCAGACGGCATTGTGTAGCTTCCTGTCTTGCGGATCGATGGGAGTACTTCAGAGGTTACCCAGCGTTTGAACTCTTTCGCCTTTTCGAGCTTAGAGCCGAAGATGAGGGCGTATAAGCCTGATTCGTTGACACAGAGCATTAACTGTTGACCGCCCGAAGTGTCCACGGTTTCCTTGAAAATATCTTCTGGGAATACGAGTTCTCTCACGGCATTGTTAGGGCGTACATACCCTAAAGCCTTTGCGACATCAGTTGCCACAAATAAGGGATGCTCTGAATCCCCAACAATGCGGATAGTTTTTTGGTGGAAGACAAAAGAAATAGAAGAATTAGACATTAGATGTCTCCATTAGAGGGAGTATTAAGCCACCATCAATGCCAATTAATGGTGGGCAGGCATTCGGGTTGGCATACCGCGCTAATGGTCACGGCGCATCATAGATGCCCCGAAAGCCTCGCCCATAAGGAGACTATCTAGGGGTACACTAAATCGGTGTACCCTTTTTCTCAACAAAAAAGTCGCAAAATGCGACCCCTTGAGAGCCACTAGCTACAGGATGCCAATCCCGACCACGTCTTTTTCACGTGGTATGTAGAGTATACCCATAATCCAGCTCCTTTGTAAAGAGCATGTAAAGCAAAGCCCCGCACTAGGCAGGGCTTTATGAAAATTAACGGTTAAGTACTAGGTGTTTGTATTGAGGCAACTCTTTTACAGAGTAGCCGTGCTTGTCCAAAACAGGCTCTAGCAACTGGAAATTGAGGTCATGGAAGCACTCCCATGCTCTTGGTGCTAGTGGCGACTTTGCGGACACTAAGAAGTGATAGAACGCGTCCTCAATTGGCTTAAAGAGATAGCTTCTCAAATAAACCGCGGTTTGGATAAGCTTCATTTCGTCTTTGCTCAAAACCGCCCCACCATCTTGAGGCGGTGGCGTTACTGGTTCGTCCATTCCCTCTAACAAGTCAGTCGCCTGTAAGAACTTCATCACGTTGATGAAGTCAGTCTTCTTGAGTTCTTGGTAGCGCGGGACTTTAAACCGCTCGTATAGCTCGTGGTAGACACGCTGATAAGCCAAAGAACTGTTCTTAGCTAGTCGACTGACGGCGGTACGTACTAAGTACTGTTGCGTGACGTCGATGGTGTCAGACGGCATTGTGTAGCTTCCAGTCTTGCGGATCGAGGGCAGAACTTCAGAGGTGACCCAGCGTTTGAACTCTTTCGCCTTTTCGAGCTTAGAGCCGAAGATGAGGGCGTATAAGCCTGATTCGTTGACACATTGAAGAGATTGCACTCCACCGTTTGTGTCGATGCCCACAAAGAATAGGTCGTCTTTATCAACGTGCAGACTGACAGCACGACGAGAATTTACATATTGGAGCGCAGAACACACGTCCACTGCGACAAAAAGGGGGGAATCGTTCTTAACGATAGAGCGAATAACGAAGTTATTGCTAAATTTAAAAATAGTGGCTTTCATAATATAGCCCCGTTGATGAGTTGAGCATGTCTGCCACATCCGTTCTAAAAGATGGTGGCAGGGCTACAGGTTTAGAACTACGCATCAACGGTTGCGTTCTCCATACGGAGACCCGTAGCCCTTACCGTAATTTATCCAAAAGGGTGTACCGTTTCGTTACACCCTTTTATAGGTAGTACTTTGGGGCTATATGGATACAAAAAAACCACAAAACATTGTGGCGTATCCGCCGTTGATGAGCGGGGTTCTAATCCCGACCGTATCTTTTTCATACGGCACTGCTAGTATACCCATAATCCACCGCTTTGTAAAGAGCATGTAAAGCAAAGCCCCGCCGAATGGCATGGTGAATAAGATAGTCACAATTGAAAGAATCCACATAAGCCCTCAGTGTTACCCAAGGGCTTAAATTGACCCTTTCACCCTAGACATCAGACTATTGAATGGCTTTTTGTGCCGTTATCGCACCCATTCAACCCTTAGCACGGTCTTATAAAGACTTTCTAGGATTAGCTCCCTCAGGTCGTAGAGCCTCACTCGCACTCGCCACATTGCCGTATGTGGGTCTTCGCGGTCACTATGTGGTAAATTATCAATACCAACTTAGGTAAGTAAATAATACCTAAATAAGTACCAACGTGGTTATGCAAAGTTACCGCGAATTGCATTTTGTTTGACCTATATCAAATAAGAAGAACTTAAAGGTTGGGGACAAAAGGTAATAAAAAAAGTCCCGCGCATTGGCGAGACTTTCAAGAGGAGAAGATGAAATACAGCGAACTATAGGTCACGGGCGTTAAAACTTAGTACTGCGCGCCCTATGACTGTCACAGACTCTATATCGTCAATGACAATCGGTGGATACTTCTCGGAATTATCAGAAAGTAGTCTGACTTTTCCGCCAGGTAGTAGCTGAGTTCGTTTGATGAATACCCCTCCAGAGTAAGCGACAACGTAAATCCCGTCATAGCGTATATTGCGCTGGGAGGTATCGATGATGATGAAGTCACCAGACTCTAAGGTGGGGCGCATACTATCTCCGTGGGCTGTGATGATATGGAGATAATTTCTGCAAAATGGGGATTTAATCTTAGCTGTCAGCCAATCATTTTCCACGCGCAACATTTTAACAAGCTGGAACGCATCTTCTTCGTTGCCACCATAGCCACAAGAGCCTCTCACATCCAACACAGGAATAGAGATTTCATTTTCGTTTGGTTCTAAGGTTTGGGGGCGGTCAAAAGAAAGGTCTCCATAGCGCAAAAAAGCGGGAGTAACGCCAAACAGTTCCGCCAGTGACTCAATGTTTTCCTCGCTCGGAGTCATATCTCCGTTAACCCATTTGACCACGCTCACGTGGGATACATTGACCTTTCTTGCTACATCTCGTACTGAGAGTCCTCGTTCTTTTCTTAGGCTCGTTAGCCGTTCACCTAGTGTCATATTGTCTCCTTAAAGGAAATACCATATTACCAAATAGAAGGGTACTATATAATTACCACTTTGTCTATTTTGTGGTAATATACCCATACCGATAACAACAAAGAGGTTCCTTATGCCTACCGTTTCTGTAAAAGAAGCCATTAGAAAAGTTGGTACTCAGCAACACGTGGCTGACCTATTGCGCGTGTCTCGCCAAACCGTCAAGGTGTGGGTTAAGTCAAACCGCGTTTCTCCTCGTTATGTAGTGCAGTTTTGCAAGATCACTGGAACGACCCCTGAACAGGTGAATGGCTTCGCGAAGGCAGTTATTACCTATTCGACAAAATTAACCGGCGATAGCAGTCACTAGGAGTAAGTATGAATTACTACCAACACAACATTGGCGATTTCGCCTTTGATACGAAGTACATGAACTTTGAACAAAAGGGCATCTACATCGATCTTCTCGACCATTATTTAGCCACTGGCAAGCCACTGGGTAGCCAGTGGGTAGCGACGATCAAACACTTGGCTAGCGAAGGTGCAGTTGACGCCGTTTTAGAGATGTGTTTTGTGGAACGTGATGGTCTTTACTATCACGAGGGTTGCGAAAAAATCATCGCAGATTATGAAGCAATGTCTGAGAAAAACCGCCAGAACGCTCGTCGCCGAAAAGTTGAACAACAGTCAGGAGAAGGGGTTGAGGGCAATAAGGATAGTAAAAAAGCCACTGGGAAGCCACTGGGTAGCCAGTCGCTCGCCAGTCGCTCGCAACCAATAACCATAAACCATAAACCAATAACCAATAAAGAAAAAGAAATAAATAAAGAAAAAGATTTTTCTTTGGCGTCCTCGAAGAAAACTGATCAATCGATTTCTAAGCCTGAGGATGTTTCTCAAACAACTTGGGATGAGTGGGTTAAGTACAAAAAGGCAAAGTCCAAGTCCTTAACTCAGCGCATGGTTGATGCCATTGTTCGTGAAGCCTCTAAGGCTCATATGACTTCGGAAGAAGCCATGGTTTACCAAATGGAGCGTGGATGGACTGGTTTTAAGGCTGAGTGGTACAGCAACGATAGCCACAGTCAGGGGACTCAGCAGCAACGCCCAAGACGAAAGTCACGGTTCGATGACGTCCCAAACACTGATGACTTTGAAGCAGGACTACTGGGGCTTAACTAACGAGCAAACACTAGGGATTGAGAGGTAAACAAGATGACAGCAACTAAAGCAGGAATGGCGTTTTTAGAGGCCTATCTCCAAAAGGCGGAAGTGGTCAGCGAGCCAGAGAAAGTGCAGAAGGATTTTATCTGCCCGATTCATGGTCACGTTTTTGAAACTGTACCAGAGAATGAGCCACTAACACACTGTCCAAAATGCGCTGCCGAAAGGCGGGAAAAAGCGCAGAAAAAAATCAATCTTTTGGAGAGCGAGAGAATCCGCGCCAAAGGGCTGAGAGATTTTCTAGGTAATGAGCCGTTTTCGCCATATGACCCAACGCAGACTTTTGAGAACTATGTCCTTACTGGCTCGAAAGAACAAAAAAGGGCGCTAGCTGTTGCTAAACGATTCAGCGAAAACCTATTAGCCCGAAAACTGGAGGGTAAGGAAAAAAGCAAGATAGGGCTGCTCTTTCATGGCGTCTATGGCGCAGGTAAGACTCATCTAGCCAGTGCAATAGTGACGACTGCTAAAGCGCAGGGCCTCTGTCCTATCTTTTTGACATTGAGGGGCCTCATGGCGCTTTTTAAGCCGGGGAGCGGTTTACCTCACCAGACACTCTTGAGCTACCTCACCTCTATCACACTTCTGGTCATTGATGAGGTAGGACGTGGGGCAGGGAGCGATTTTGAAAGCAACATTTTGATTGAACTCATTGACGCCAGAGCGCACAAGGGGAATCCCACGGTATTGATCACCAACTTAGGTGGTGAGGAGTACAGGGACATGCTAGGTGGCGCGATTAGTAGTCGTACACACAGCCTTTTCTATCGAGTCCCATTTAGCTGGGGTGACTACCGAAAAAAAATCAATATTAGCGCCCAAGATTTTGAAGAAGTTTTTTAGTTGAGGCCCCGCACATGACCGAATCTGCGATTGAACTCTATAGCGAGTATGTCGACCTAGTCGACGAGTACCAAAAGTCCTTAGCCTTCCTCAGAGAGAAAACTGAGTTTGGCGCGAATGTGCTTGATAAGGAGTCACTCAATGGCGCGCTGCTTGAGTCTGGCGACTTTCAGTGCGTCTTGTATGACCTTGAGCTTTTGGCTAACGAGATTAAGGCGGAAAAGACAAATACAGGTCACGTACTGACCAAAGAGGAAAAGGACTTGACGACTGAGCTTATTGGCTACTGCGAAAGACTCGCTACGGTAGCCATGAACACTCTAGGCAATGAAGAGCTAGACGAGATGATGAGCGCAGCGGATGCGGCCATTTACCCTCACCCATACTAAGGGGTGGAGAGCGTCTTTTAGAGTGCCAAAAGTACACGCTTCGCGCGCGAGAGGAGTGAAAAAATGGGCGGATTTGAATTTTTAGTTGTGGTCTTGGTCGCGGTGTTAGCCGTGCTTGCTTTGAATAGTTAAGGAGGGAATCGGTGAAAGATTTTATTTATCCGTGGGACGAGAAGGACGATATCGCGATTTCGAATAAGCCCAAGCGTTGGGTCGAGGGCTACACGGACGGCCGCGAAACGTGCGTGATTACCATCGAGCAAAACGACCTTATCGCCTCGTATAGCGAAGAGGAACAGCGGGAATATTACGCAGGGCGAAAAGAGGGCGGAATTCGCCTTTTTGCGCTTATGTACTCGAACCCGAAAGTCAGACCTTATGACGAGTGGAAACCGAAAAAGAGAGGCTAAGCGTGATCTTGTCTTTTGAGGTTTTGGGTGCGGTAGTACCTAAAGGACGTCCTAGGTTTACTCGGTTTGGGAGCGTGTACACGCCGAAGAAAACAACGGACTACGAGAAACACGTTCACAGGCAAGCGGAAAAAGCTTTGAGCGAAACACAAAGTCCAGGACTTATTTCTTCGCCAGTGAGGGTCTTTATTACGGTCTATATGCCTATTCCACAGTCATGGAGTGGCAAGAAAAAACGAGAGGCGGTAGGTGTCGCGCATAGCAAAAAACCCGATTTGGATAACCTCGTTAAATCGGTGATGGACGGCATGAACAAGGCGTTATTTACCGATGATTCTTTGGTGTGCGACATTCGGGCAAATAAGCTTTACGGCGAAACGCCTCGAGTAGTGGTTACGGTTGAAACAGTTGATTAAGAAGGGAGCTTAAACAGATGGAAAGCAAGGAAATCGAGGGGTCTAATGCGACCCATGAAAAATGGCAACACACTGAGAACGGCTTTGGGGGCAATTATCCGCAAGAGGGTAAGCATTGCCTTTTTGCCTTAAAGCCGAACGCTCGTTTTCGATACGAGAAGCGCGCCGACCGCCACCAGAAGGCACGCAGGAAAGAGAACGGGGCTTTTAGTGGTGGGGTTATTGCCTTCGGGTATCGATACACTGCTACACGCATTTATTTGCCTCTTTATTGGGTTTCGGTCTCTTTAGCGGACGTGCAAATGTGGCAACCAACGCAAGCACCAGACTATTACAACGGATATGGGCGCGACGGGGAAGAGTGCTTTTTAACGAAGTGGGATTAATCCGATGGACGAAATCGAACGGCTTCTAAGGAATTGGGGGCGGTGGGCATACGATGACCATAGGACGCGTAAAGGTGTTTCTAACATTCAGATCGTGCTTAACCGCTTAAAGCTTTACGGCGAAAAAGGATCAAGCAGCGAAGATGATCGGGCGGCACCTACGGCGATAAGAACCCAGATTGACGAAGCCGAAGCGATGAGGATAGACAAGGCGATATGCGCCTTACCCTCAGTCCGCGTTGACGATAAGAAAGCGATTAAGCTTTTGCAGATGGTCTATATCACGTGGTGGGTAAGTTTCCCTTCGGCGTGCCGTCAGTGCGGGTTATCCACAAGACAAGGACGCGAATCGATCAAAATCACCAAGGAACGCTTAAGCCGTATTTTGGAGGGTCAAGAATTATTTTTTGGCGAAATTTGACAAATCCAAAAAAGGTGTGTAGTTTTGAGAGTATCAATTGCTACCTCTCATAAGAGCAGACCTTATGACAAATGATTGCGCCGTATGGCGCGTTTGTCATGCCTGAAAGAAACATCAGGCAAGGACTGAGGGATTGGATTGTTGTTGATATCGAGTTGTTTCCTTACAACTAAGAAGTTAAGCCCTTCGAGAAATCGAGGGGCTTTAACTTTTTCAGGCTACGGGCTAGTGCTAGCCCAACGACATGAGGACGGCAATATGTTTGAAGGATGGTTAGGCGTGGCGTTGGTCATGCTACTGTTCGTGTGGCCGGTGTTTGACGATTAAAAGCCTCGCCAACACACGGATGACGAGGCTAAAACTTACTTGCCGCCGCCCTTGGGCTTTGGCGGAGTGTATTGACTGGGATCGGCGTCGAACGCGAGACTCTGTTTTACTTTTGGGAATCTAACTGGCTTGGCCGACGGTGCGCGAGTGACGACCGTAGGCTGCGTTGGTTGGGGTGGGGGCGTTGGCTTTGCAGGCGTAGAGGCTCCCGCCCCTTTTGATTTCGTCATAGAAGTTCCTCCATGAGATGAATGACAAGTGAAACGAAGCAAAGTGCAAACGAGACTTGCAAAATCAAGCCGATCTTTCTAAGAGTTAGCCCTTTGCGATGAATAATGGCCATGGTCTGGTTGAGCGAGTCATCCGCGCAGTCGATTAGACCTGTATAGTGCGCCAGAATCTGCGTAGCACTGACAGGGTCTGCCGCTAAAACGTTGTCAACGTAGAAGACCTGAGAGATGTGGACGCCATGCTCATCTCCGCTACTCCCCCAGGAAATGGTGATGCTAAGAAAGAAGGCAACTGCTGCGCCGAGTGCTATACAAGCTAAGGTAGCCGCGATCGCGACATCCCATTGCGTTATAGCGCGTTGGCTGCTAAAAGCGTTGGCGAGAATGCGGTCGTAGTAGCCGAGCGTAAACACGATAAAGGTGGATGCTACCCAGATGTAGTTTTTGGCGATGGTGACCTGCCGCCCATAGACATCGATGTACAGCTGTCGTGTGTGCGCTTCTATTCGATTAAGCGTATCGATGGCGATTTTGATGCTTTCTGAGTAATCAGGGCGATGTTCATCGGCGGTTGTTTCTTCGATGTTGGCTAGCTCGGTCATAGTTTCCTTCTCATTGGGTGTGTGCCGTTTAAAGGCCTCGGATTATGATACGCCCAACATGGCGGTATTACTACACGGGTACGGGCACGTCCTGGAGTCTGGCGGGCAGTACAGCGAAACAATCTTTGGGGACACCAATGACCTTAGAAGAGATCAAAATGCTTGGCTTCTGCTTCGCGCTAGGCAGACGTGTCGCCAATATGCGGGCACTCGCGCGAGACGCGGAGTTCGTTCAACCGAAAAACTCTCAGTGGGTGACTTTTGAGAATAAGCAGCGCGTTCTTATCGACAAAAGTTCTGGAGAAATTTTGCTGGGTCTAGGCGATCAAAACGGAAAAATGATTGATGAGTTGAGTGAAGGTAAGAAAGCGGTACGCGGCGATAAGGTCGGAGACAACACTCTTCTTGCCTACTCTCAAGAGGAGATGGCAGATAGAGCAAATCGCGCCAAAGCGGCAATATACGGGATTTTGGATAGTAGTCCAGGAAACAAGGTTTCCGCGCAGGATCTTACCAAAATACAGAAGGCATTCACGGAGCATTTTCGAGGGAAGTACCCACTGAAGATCGGAAATAAAAACTATTTAGCGACTGTTTCAACAAAAACTTTTAAAGAGAGTTTGTATAAAAATCAGCAATACGCAGAAATATCAGGGGGATTCCTCGATAAGAAAGATATTAAAGACAAAGTCGAAGCGCTATTTTTACTGCATATGGTATTTTCCAGCGCTCGAACAAAAATCAAACGAGGCTGGAGCGAGCCAAGCGGGCTTCATCCAAATGAAGAGTTTATGACACTTTCTTTAGCGGTCGGCGGAAAAGAACTGGTAGTTGATATAAAGCGTAGACGAGGAGGGCGCAAAAATTGGATGAATACGCATTACGCGCATTTTGCGAAAGATGAAGAAATGCGAGCGGAAGAAGTAGAGTTGGTCTGTGTGAGGTGGAAATAAGATAGGGAATGAAAGTGGCAGGATTAGCCGAAGAGGAAACGCGACGACACCGTGCATAGCACCTCATTCCCTGAGTAGCCCGACCCAGCCCCTACTATTTCAAGGGTGGCGTAGTCCGGTCGCCCTCTTTAGACTAGGGTCTTTCACCCTAGCCCCACCGATGTCTGCTTCAGTACAGGCTACTACGATCTATGGATTCATTCTATGACAAGTTGGTTTTGTAAGTCAACAAGGCTGCGGATGTTAGCCCTCTTCGTAGCGGATGGAAGTATGGAGGAGGTCAGGGAAGCGGCGGAGTCGCTAACGATAAGGCAGAGAATAGACAGTGCAGAATTTTTTCTTTGGGAATTGAATGGGTTTGAGCGAGTGACGGTGGGGTTGGTTATCGACTTTCCGTATACCCACAATGCATTCACTTCGCTCTGTCTCTAATGAACCGTAGCGTCCCGTTATGTCGAGCGTCAACTACTACCGTTGATTCATTAACTTCGGCTTCTATTCTATGGTTGAAAACAACAAAAAGTCAACAAAAAAGTAATCGGAAGCCTCCGTGAGCGCGACATTGACCGATTGGTTGCAAAGACCCCTACGTTTTGCGAATCCAATTTTGGATTCGTGATGGATGAAAATTCAGTTTGAGTCAGCGAAATCTAAGCTCCAAATGGAGTTGCCGATCGAGCTGATTGAAAAGTAACGCCCGCCACTTGGTGGGCTTTTTATTGCCTAGCGAGCGTTCGCAGGAGTCGACATGAGATTAGAGGATATTAGAGCACTAGGACGGTGTTATGCACTGGGGTGTAAGCACAGACAAACGAAGGCAGAGACAGCAAATGACGAGGCGCGATGGATTACGATTCACCCGAATGGCAATGGCGCAAAAGCCGGTGGTTCGGGGAATAAGACTGGACGAAGAGTTTTAATCGATAGCGACTCTGGGATTATTCTAAAAGGAATGGGTGGAGCGTTTACGGGCAAGCCATTGTCTCAGATTAGTGCTATTGGGAGGGGTTTAAAAAATAAGTCCTCCAACACCAAGACTGGCGTGACTACTCAGCCAAAAACAGAGATACAAAACAACCAAAACACTCAGCAAAACATACCAGATACAGTAAACGCGAATACAAACAATGCTAATCAGTCTCAGCAGGGGGTAGGGACTCAAGCACAACCTCAATCTCAGGCAGAAACCCAGACTCAGGCTACAGCGCCAGCAAAGACTCCCGATTACGCAGGTCAACGTCAAGCCTTCTTGCGTGGTGAGAAATACTTTAAGGACGCTGACGGTACTGAGTACTATCGCGCCAGCTCTAATGGCGGTTGGATTGAGGCCAGTAAGCTCAAACTCGACTCCCAAAAGGACGATTTTAAGGAAGCAAAGGCTAAGGTCAACTCTCCTGAGTATCAGCGAATCCGCGAGTCTATGGCTAAGGAAGCTGACAAGATGGTGGAAGCTAGAGAGCGTGGTGACCGATACTACAAAGACTCTCAAGGCAACGAGTATGTAGCCTTCTCTAATGGCTGGCAATCTGCGTATATGGCGAAGGGGACAGCCCTAGAGAGTATCCTCAATGAGGAACGGCAAAAAGCCAGTTCTTATGCTCCTAAGAATTCCGCGACCCAGACAGAGCAAAAAACAGAAGAGCGCAGAAGTGCAAAGAAGATTCTGACCGAAGGGGTTAAGCCTGTAGAACGCCCAGCTGAGGTAATGGAGGCTGCTAAGGAGTATCAGGAAGAGAAAGACTGGCGAAAGTTTGAGCTTGAGGAAAGAGCTGAAAAGGCTCAACGTAAGGTAGATAGCGCTAGCTCTCGATTAGGTCGGGCAGTAGGCGCGTTTGGTGGTATTGGTCAGCCTAATGTATCTGGGCGTATGAATGGCGCGATTAATCGTATTGACCAAGCCATGGGCGCTTACTCTCGCGAAAGTGATAAGGCTAGCTCTGCGTGGGAAAAAGCCCAAAATTATGGGAATTCAAAGGCAATTTCTTTGAGGGACCCAGAGGCCCCATATAAGCTCATGGACAAGCTCAACACCTTACTGGCTTACCAAAAGAAATTAGTCGACATTAACAAGGACTTGCGCAAGGTTAGCACTGAGGAAGAGCGCAATAAGGTATTGGCGAATTATGGTCTTAAGCCGGGAGACATCAAAATTCACCCGCGCACTGGTCAGATTGATGGTTATACGCTAGCCAATAACAATGGTTCAATCCGTCAGGTAAGAAAACAACTCGCAAAGGCGAATAAGATTCACGGTACTAATTTAGTTGAAAAGTAATTCAGATAGCCCTGCTAACCGTGGGGCTTTCTTTAAGGGGTGGATATGCCAGTACAGCCTAAGCGTGTAGCTAAGCCCAAGGCGGTGGTTAAGCCAAAGTCAAGGACCCGCTACACAAAAGAGTTAGCAGCGACAATTACCGACTCTCTAGCCAATGGGAAGACTCTCACCTCAATCTGCAAAAAGATAGGTTTTACACCTGCTATTGTCTATTGCTGGACTAAGCAGTTCCCTGAGTTTCACACAGCCTTTTATGAGGCCAGAGAGTTTGGTGACGCAGTCCTAGAAGACTTAGCCATTGACTTATCGGACACGCGAAAAGAGGATATAGAGACTTATGAGTCTTCTGGGGATAAGGGATCTATGAATAGCACCACGACTCGCGACAATGTGGCTCGCTCACGCCTTATGGCTGAGACACGCCTGAAGGTTGTGGCTAGACGTAAGGGAGCGAAAATCACCCAAGAAATCAAGGCGATAAAAGCAACAGAGGCTGAGTTGGTGCATAACTTCACCACTGAGCAGTTGTTTGAGATTACTCATACAAAAATCGATGACTCAACAGAAGAGGAAAAAGAATAAATTCTAGGGAGGGGCTGCAATGAGAAAACCGAGTGCGTCACTCATCAGGGCAGCTCAAAAGGAACTAAAGCGCAGAGCAGCTTCAGTCTCGCTCGCTGCCTTTGTGACCTATACCTATGAAAATTATTCATTAGGCTGGGTACATGAGGAAATATGCCAGAAACTCGATAAGTTTTTGGCTGATGTTATCGCGAAAAAATCGCCACGGCTCATTATCTGCATGCCTCCACGTAGCGGAAAGTCTGAGCTAGTCTCTAGACGTTTTCCTGCCTATGCGCTAGGACGGTATCCTTTTCTCTCCTTTGTAGGGACTTCCTATAGCTCTGACCTCTCTGGAACTTTTGCCAAAGACACGCAGAGAATTATCGAGAGTCCAGAATTTAAGGAAGTTTTCCCTTTGGTCAGAATCCCTGAAAAGGGTACACCGGCTGAGGGTAAGGTTCGCCAGTCTGACCGATTTGAAATTATCGGGGATAAGGGGAGCTATTACTCAGTAGGCGTGGGCGGTACGCTTTCTGGGCGTGGTGCTGACATTCTTGTGGTAGATGACCCAGTGAGCAATATGGAAGAGGCTATGTCTGAGCGAGTCAGAAACTCGACTTGGGACTGGTTCACTTCTGTTGCTTACACTCGACTCTCACCCGGCGCAGGGTTGATTGTGATGGCTACACGCTGGCACCTTGATGACCTGATAGGACGTATTCTTGACGCCCAGTCTCGTGGTGAGAGTGACCAGTGGGAGCTAGTTAATTATCCTGCTATCGCTGAGCATGACGAAAGGCACAGAAAGATAGGGGAAGCTCTGCACCCAGAGCGTTTTGGCTTAGACCGATTAGAGTCGATCCAAAAGACTGTAGGCTCAAAAGTGTGGAATGCACTTTACCAACAGCACCCAGTCCCTGACGGTGGCGCAATGATTAAGGCTGATTGGGTTAAGCACTGGAAGCCTGATGACCTTCCTGATAGGTTCGATACCCTTTGTTTCTCTTGGGACATGACCTTCAAGGAAACTAACACTAGTGACTTTGTCGTGGGTCAACTATGGGGCCGCAAGGACGCGAGTTACTATCTTCTCGACCAAGTGCGAGCCAGAATGGACTTTGTCAAAACGCGAGAGGCTTTTGTGGCAATGGCTGAGAAGCACCCTCATGTACTGACCAAACTAGTGGAAGACAAGGCTAACGGTAGCGCGATTATTTCGAGTCTTAAGTCACTTATCTCTGGGATTATTCCGATAACCCCGAAAGAGTCTAAGGAAGCGCGCGCCAGTGCAGTGACTCCTCTCTGGGAAGCTGGCAACGTTTATTTGCCCTCTCCAGAGATTGAGCCATGGGTCAAGAGTGAGTTTATCCCTGAGTTATTGAGTTTCCCTAGTGGCGCTCATGATGACCAAGTGGACGCAATGACTCAAGCACTCACTTATCTCTCTCAGCACGCTAGACGACCGATTCACCCCAATAATTTAGCTGCTTTACGCCGTTCGGGTATACGCAGATTCTGAGGTTAAACAATGACCGATAAAGAAAACGATAAGGAAGCGACAAAAAATCAGCCAGAAGCGCGAAAAAAGCTCTCAGGCTTGATGTTAGCAAGTCTCCTTAGTCAACCCCCAATGCCGTTTAAGCGCTCGCTCCAGTCGCTAGATTTAGCTTCTGTGCGAGAAGTCTATGCGCCTCCTGTGACCTTTGGTTATGGTCACGACAAATTACGAGAAGAGGTAGATTTAGCCTTTGACTCTGCGGGTGGCTATGAGGCGATTTATAGCAGTCTTACGCAACACGCTATTGAGATGGGGCAATATCCTGTCTCTGGGTTTGTGGGCTATGGCGCGCTCCAGAATATCGCTCAAAACGGCATGATTCAAAACTGTATCCGCACTGTCGCTGATGACTTGACCAGAAACTGGATTCAAGTTGTGGGTGGTGAGGAGACTGATGAAGAGCGATTAATTGAATTGCAAGACTTGCAAGACACTAAGTACAAACTGCGAAAAGTCTTTAACGATGCGCAGTGCTTAGTGGGCTTTATGGGTGGTGCTTTTGTTTACATCAACACTGACCCAAAAGGACAAGAAAACGGTGACCCAAAATATCCGTTAGCAGTCAATAGCAAGAGTGAAGAGCTAGCCAAAGGACGCAAGGTTCATTTTCAGGTCATTGACCCGGTGAATGTGTGCAGTGGTGCTTTTAATGCCCTCAACCCGCTCATGGCGGATTATATGAACCCTCAGAGGTGGTACGTCCAAGGTCAGGAAGTCCACGGTTCGCGCATGTTGCGAATTGTCGACAACGAGCCTCCCACACTTTATAAGCCTTCTTATAACTTCTTGGGGATTCCTCAAGCCCAGATTCTTTGGGACTATGTTTTGCACTGGAATCAGTGCCGTGCTGCTGAAGCCGACCTAGTGAATAAGGTTCGTCTATTGGCAGTCAAAACGGCAATGTCTGACACCATGAGCAGTGCTGATGGCATTCAACAAATGGACGCTTTAGTAATGGCTATGCAACGCTACAGCGACAATAACTCTGTTGTGGTGGTGGATAGAGAAGATGACGTTGTGAACATTCAAACAACGGTATCGGGCGTATCTGACGTGGTCAGACAGTCCTTAGAGAGTATCGCAGCGATTAACCGCACGCCAGCCGTCAAGATTCTGGGGATTAGCCCTAGCGGTTTTAACGCCACTGGTGAGAGCGATATTAAAAACTACTATGACCATATCAAGAGTAAGCAGGAATTAAAGCGTGAAGCGATTCAAAAGTGCTTAGAGGTCATTCAGTTGGTTGAGTTTGGAGAGATTGACCCCTCCATTACTTTTGTCTTTAATCCGCTAGCCAAAGACGACCAAATGGTGGCGGCTTCTGCTTTTGCTACCAAGGTTGGGGCGGTCACTGCACTCTATGACCGAAACATTATCACTGGTGATGAATTCCGCCAGTTAATGAAGAAAGAAGAGGATATGGGCTTAGGCAGTCTGGACGGTGATTATTCCCCTGATGACGATGCGCCCAACTTAGAAAATGAGGACCCGCTATCCGCAATGATGGCGCAACAGCAGGGAGCCTCAATGGGGAGTCCGAAGGAGCCTCAAATTCAGCCTAAAACCCCCACAGTAAAGGGAGAAGGCATTGAAGAAAGAGAAGACCATTAGAAGTGCTAATCCTAACGTAGGGAATAGACGTAAAGCTCAGAGACACATACACAAGGTTCTCTGGGCTTTTTATTTAGCCCTACTAAAGGATATCCGCGAGCATACAGTGAAAATTCCTGTGCTGGCTGAGGATCAATCCTTATCTAACCCTCGCTCCGCGGATGAGTATGCCAGAGAGGTCAAGAAGGTCAAAAAGACGATTTTAGAGATTGTCAAAGGACTCAAAAAGGCAGAGCGATTAGCCCTTGCTGCGCATATCGACAGCAACAAGGATTTTCTCTCTCACCTTATTGATCCCAGTCTGCGCTCTGTGGCGTCTTGGTACGTCAAAACAATTGCTTTTGACATTACTAAAGCGCAGCGCAGGGCATTAATTGAAGCGGGTTTCTCTCCTAAGTTATTGCGCCAAAAATGGACTATTCCAGTAGGTAGGCAGTACATAGGGCATTCTGCAGCAGCGCAGTTTGAAACGATGGTAGGCAACACGGTTTCTTTAATCCGAAACATGACCTACAGAGAAGCTAGGTTCATTCAAAAGGCTATTCAGAGAAGCACTATCGAGACTGAGGGCTATCGGTGGCTAGAGCGCGAGCTAGGTCAAGTTCCTTCACTGGCTGATGACCCAAAACGCGTGGAAACCATTGTCCGTGACCAAACAAACAAGATTACCTACCAAATTAGCGCAGCCAATATGAAAGACGCAGGAATAACTGAGGCCGTGTGGGTTCATGTGCCGGGTAGATATACCAGCCGTGAGAATCATATGGGCTTTAACGGTAAGCGTTTTGAGATAGGCAAAGGGCTATTTGATACGGAGGTTATGGGCTATGTGCAGCCGGGTGAGTTAATCAACTGTCGTTGCACCTTCCGCCCAATATTAAGCAAGTTTACTGACGATGAGGAATCAAAGAGATGAGTGACGCGATTCTCGCTAATGACCGAATTCCTTTTAGTGTTCGGTGGTCAGACAAAGATGGGCGCTTACACGTTGATGTTTCCAATTTAACGCGTGAGCAAGTAGCCCCATATTATGGGCGCGAAATTCCGAACGGGGTTGAAAACGGCTTAAAGCCTAATGAGCTTTACCACGTCTACCGCCCAGCTGAGGAATTAAAAAAGCCCGAAACGATTAAATCAGTAATCGGAATCCCGATTCAGTTCTTACATAACAGAGATACCCCTGATGAGCCAGCCAAAGAGACGCGAGTAGGCTCGACTGGGGACTCAGCCAAATTTGAATACCCCTATCTCCAAAACTCCTTACATGTCTTTGACAAGGAAGCGATTAGGAGCATTCAAGACGGAAGCATGAAAGAGTTGAGTCTCTCTTACTACTACGACCCTGAATTTACTAAGGGAGAGAAGGACGGAGAACACTATGACGTCATCATGCGAAACATTAGAGGGCAGCATTTAGCCCTTGTTCCTGAGGGACGCGCTGGCGCTGCTTGTTGTGTCCAAGATGAAAACTCAATTAAAGGAGTTGATATGAAAAAGATGAAAATGACAGCTCGCGATGAATTGCCAGCTGCCAATGAGTCTGACCAGATCGAAGAAGGGCAAGCCGTGACTGACGAAACCCCTTCTTTGGAAGAGGTTTACCAGAAGTTATCCGCTGCGAAAGTTCCGCAGGAGCTTCTAGATGAGCTTAAGAAGGCAGTAGAGGTTGAAACGTCTACCGCTACTGACGAAGAGGAAACTGACATTTTCGCTAATACGGAAGACGAAGATGAGGACTCGCAGCCTGAAGAGACGGATTCCGTGACCGATGAGGACGAAGACGATTCTGAGGCTCCGATCCCTGAAGATGAGGAAGAGGACTCTGAAGAAGTTGAAGCCTCTGACGATGAGGAAGAGGAAGAAGAAACCCAGCCAGAGGAAAAGTCGACTGAAGACGAAGATGAGGACATTATCGCTACTTTGCGAGAAGCGGGTATCGAAAATCCCACGCCCGAAGAAGTGGCCGCCTTCCGCGCTGGTATGGCTGAAGAAGATTCCGAAGTGGAAGACGAAGAAGAAAAGCTCTCTGACTCTGCCATTCAGCTATTGCGCGACAACGGCCTCCAAAACGCTGATATTGAAGTGGCTCGCGCTTTTTTGCGTGGTTTTAAGGTAGCGCAGCAGAAGGCAGGGGACGTGGAAAAGAAGGCTGAAGAAAAGTTCCAAGCAGCTCAAGACTGCGCTCGCGTTATTGGGAAGACTCGCGCCACTGCGTGGGACTCTGCGGGTTCTATCTATTTGTCGGCGCTCCAGAAAATGGGACTCGACACTAAGGGAGTCAAAAAGTCTAGCGCACGCGCTGTTTGGACTCTCGTTAACAAAGAGCGCGCACGTCAGCGAGTCGCTAACGACTCTGCTCAGGCTGTGGGCTTGATTGATTCTTTTGAGAAAGTACTCAAATAACAATGGAGAAACAGAAAAATGGCTTTTACTCCCATTTCTAATATGCCGGCGTTCGGCACTGACGGTCAGGAATTAAATTCTGGGCTTACCGTTTATCAGCCTATTGGATATGTCTCTGATGGGTCGCTGAAGTTTGGGCGATTTGCCTTCCCAGTTGGGGAAACTGGGGACCTCAAAAAGGCAGGTATCAAAAAGGCTGGTGCCAAAGTCTTAGGGCTTGTGGCAGCCAATTTGGCTCATCAGTATCAGTTGGAAGATGACCATACGGTTATCCCTGCTGGTCAGAATGTGGCAATTGCTATGCGTGGTGAATTTTGGATTACTGCACCCGCTACCGCCACTGTTGGTCAGGCAGTGTTGTGTGATCCTGCCACTGGTGGCATTACCTTTGGCGAAAAAGGCGCAGCTAACGACACTGGCTGGGCGGTTTTGCAAGGTGGCAATGAAGGCGCGATGATCATCATCTCTAACCGTGCTTAATTCAGAAAAGGACTAATGAAAATGAAAACGAAAACGGATTTTCTCAAAGACTTACCTTATAAGTTCGGCGTGTCTAGTGAGTATAAGAACGCTCGCTTTATGCCAGTTGTTGACACTGATGTGGCGGGGAATGTACTTGACACAAAACGCGCCGCCCGTATTTTGACAGCTAATGACGCAGCTATTGGTAACGGTACGGTTGGTGTGCCGTCCTTGTTTACTACCTTCCTTAACCCGAATGTGGTCAACACGCTTTATGCGGCCATGAAGGCGCAAAACTTCTTTGGCGCTCCTGTTCGTCATGGTGACTGGACGACTCAGACTCAGACTTTTGCGTTGACTGATGTCGCAGGTACGGTTTCGCCTTACAACGATGATGACGAAGGCGCAAGCACCACGACTACCCTTGACTTCACGAATCGTGACGCCTATCTCTTCTCGACCATGATCAAATATGGTCAGTTGGAAGCTGCCACGACTGCAGAAGCAGGGATTGACCTTGTGGCGAAAAAGCAGCAGGGCGCAGCTGAAGTTTTGGGGCGCTATCAGAATAAGTTCTATCTCTATGGTGTCTCTGGTAAGCGCATTTATGGGCTTTTGAATGACCCGAATTTGCCTGTCGCTATTACGCCTAACTCTATTGGCGGTAAGGTGAAGTGGGCTGATAAGAAGACGGTTGACCATGGCGCAAACTCTTCTTATGCCAATGCTATCTATGAAGACGTTTTGAAGCTCTTTAGCGCCCTTCTCGAAAACGTGGGTAGCAACATTGACGAAAACGATGTGATGGTGTTAGGCGTACCTTCTGGCTGCTTTGCTGAATTGGCTAGCACTAACGTTTTTGGCAAGTCTGCTCAGGAATTGTTGAAAGAACACTTCCCCAACTTGAAGATTGAGAAAGTGCCTGAACTTAAGACGAAGGAAGGAAATATGCTCTATCTTTGCCTTCCGAACTTGTTAGGCTCGAAGACGGCTGAATTGGCGTTTAACGAAAATTATCGTATGATGAATGTCGTACAGCTTACCAGCTCCTATAAGCAGAAGGTTGTGGCTGGCACCTTTGGCGCGATTATCTATCGCCCTCAGGCTATCGCAACCATGGTAGGTATCTAATCGACTGATTAGCACCTAATCATCTTTCTAAGGGATTCTCACCTTGTGTGGGAGTCCCTTTTTTGTTATCCAAGGAAAACCACTATGCCACAAGACAAGAAAACCAACACTAAGACTACCGCCCAGAAAAAGCCTCAGACGGCTACCGCCACGCAACCGTTAGGCGTGGTCGGATCGACCTTTGACGAAAAGAATGAGGTGGCGGCAACTGGTGACACTATCTCTATTGCAGTGTGTCTCGCAACTTCTCTCGCTTTTGATATTGACTTAGGATCGACCACAAAACGAGTCGTGTTCTATGGCTTGAATGAAGACCTGCGCGGTAAACCTACTGGCGTTTTAGCTCTTTCTGGTAATGCTTTGTGCCAGAACATTCTCAAGAGTGACTGGAAAGCGATTAAAGAGCAGTATGGCTCAATGGACGTGTTCACTGGTATTAATGGCAATATCCCCTGTATCTATGAAGTGGGTGACGTTGCTGGCTTTAACAGTGCTAAGGCTAACAATGAACTGAAAGAAATGGATCATGGCCTCAGTCCTATCGACCCGAATAAGGAAAAAGATAAGGCTATTGAAGAGCATAAAGAAGAGCAGTAAGGAGATGGGGGAATGACCGAAGTCAAATTAGACTCCACAGAATTTCGCGCTCGCTTCCCAGACTTAAAAGGCGTGAGTGACGAGACTCTGGAGGGGCTTTTTCTTTCGCTAGAGTCGATTTTAGGTGATGGTCAAGGTCATTTCCCTTATCGCGAAAATCAAGCGAAAAACCTTGTTTATTTAGCCCTTGCTCACCTTGTGGTGACTTTCGAGAATGCCTCTAACCCTATGGGCGGTGGCGGTATTGTGAGTTCAGTCTCTCAGGGAAGCGTGAGCGCTAGCTATCAGCAGCTACCAGCCAATACAGCTACTGAGTATTTTTGGCTCTCTTCTCTCTATGGAAGAATGTTTTGGCTCGCTTCTGCTCCATACCGTAGAGTTCCTAAGCTCTATAACTTCAAAAAGCCTCACCCATATGGCTAAGGAGACGCTATGAGCGTTGAATTTGATAAGACTGGAGAGCAGCTAGCCCTTGAGCTACAGCAAGAGATTCTGCTTGATGATGAGTCTCCTAATCAGTCGATCATGATAGGGGTTAATGATCCCTATGTAGCTGAATACGCTACTTACCTTGAGTATGGCTGGGTGCAAGCAGTGACCACAAAACAGCGTGGCTATTTCTTGAAAAATTTTGACTATCCGCTAAAAGAAGGCTCAACTCTCTACAATCCGCCACGTCCATTTTTGCGCGGGACCCTGACTGCTAATGCCACTGACTGGGTGGAGTGCTTAAAAACCTATTTTGGCGATGGGCGCAGGGGATTAAAGAATGCCCTTATCTTTCTGGGCGAAAACGCTAGAGCAGACATTCAAGAGACTCTCAAGCGTGGAGGTACTAAAGAAGACACTTTTCCCTTGCGTTCTGAGATGACTCTCGCGCTGGCGGAAGCTGAGCAAATGAATCACGCCACTGACGGTAGTGGTTTTGGCAATAGAGCAGAAGCGGGGGTTAAGTCGACTCGACTCTTAAACAGTATTGTGTACTGGTTCGATGAGGAGGGCTAATGACCTATAACTTACACGCAATGGTCAGAGGAATGATTCAAGCAGTCAACCCTGACCAAACAGTGACGCTTTATCGCTCGCTCTCTATGGCTGATGATTACCGTACTGACGATGAGGGGCGACCTGTGCAGAGTTTCGAGACTGTCGCAGGGGTATCAGCCAATATTCAGTCAGAAAGTCCTACTGCGCTTTATTTCGCGGATCATCTACCGCGAGAGAGTGTGACCAGAAAAGCTTATTTGTACGCTAATGAAGACTGGCTCAACAAGCCCTTTACTGGACTGAGAGCTTTTGCCAGAGGCGGTGATTTTGTCCAAATGGCTGATGGTACTCTTTGGTTCATTGATAGCGTGATGGAAGACTTCAGCCACGTGGGCTGGGTGAGTGTGAGGTTAGTTCTCCAAATTGAGGTCCCTCAAGCGCTTTCTGACTACCTAGCGACACAGAATAAGGAGGCTTGATGGATTTCTCATTAGACAGTGTGCCGTCTATCTATAAGGCGTTAAAAGCCTTTGAGGCTGATCTTCTGCAGTCCTTTGTTAAGCCTAATCACATTCTCATGGGTGACTCTGTAGGGAGCTTACCCCCAAAGACAAAGAATTATGTGGTTAACACAATTTTGTGGCAACAGCAAAATGGGACTGGCTCAGAAAACTTTAGCCCCAAGACTGGCAGGGTCAATATAGATCGATACTACCAAGTGACGGTACAGATTGATTGTTACGCGAGCGATAGCGAAATAGCCAGAAAGATGGCTACAGTCCTATCGAGTGTGGCTAATACCCAGTTTGCCACTGAGTACCTCAACGCCTTTGGAGTCGTTATCCATTACAGCGAAATGCCAAAGAATACGACTATTCAAGGGGAAGACACTCAGCCACTTTGTCGGTGGTCAGTCACCTTTGATATGGGCTACTGGCAGAAGATGAGTATTGCAACACAAGGAATCGATTCAATTGTGATTGACAAGATTATTAATGTTGACCTACTCGACCAAGACAAGGGATAAACACTATCGCTTGCAACATTATCAACTTACAGCGCATTAAGGCAACGGAGCCTCAGTGCGCTTTTTCTTTTTTGGAGAAGGCTAAAAATGGCTATTTCAGCTTCCTATATCGTTAAAGTCACTCCGCGAGTGATTAGTGGCGGTGGCAATGACCTAGAGACTAATGGCTTATTGCTCACCAACAACGCCGAAAAATTCCCTGAAGGCGCTCCTAAAGCGCGAGTCTTTGTGAGCGCCGCTGATGTCGCTGCGACCTTTGGCGATACAGCTGATGAAACTAAGTTCGCCCAACAGTATTTTATGGGGGAGAACAATCAGCAGAAAATCCCAACAGCTCTCGTTATTGGTTACTTTGATAACGTGGAAGCAAAAGTAGTGACCAACATGAAGGATATCACCAAGGTCACGCAAAACTTTGTGATGTTTACTACCCTCCAGAAGGTCAAAGATATTGGCACGGCTCGCGCTCTTGCTGAATGGGCTTCTAGTGGTGGTGAAGAGTATATCTATGTGTGCTGGGACGACTCTCAGGCTACTTTGAACAATAAGACTAAGGGGACGACTCTTTTAGGTCAGCTCTCCACTGGCGCTGATTATTCTTGTTTAGCTACCGTTTTTGGCGGTTATGCAGACGCTGCCTTTGCTTTGGGTATTGGAGCCTCAATCAACTGGAATCTTGCTTCTGGCCTCAAAACGTGGTTTGGCAAGTCGACCCGCAACCTTAGCCCCAAGATCACTAATGAGTCGGACGCTAAGGAGCTTGACGATATTCGCGTGAATTATTTCGGTGAGTTTGCGACTCGCAATGAAGGCTTCAAGATGTTCTATCGTGGCGCGCTAGTGAGTAAGCGATACGGCTTTATCGATACGCTTATTGGGGCAATCTGGCTGCGAAACGCAATTCAGCTCGCTTGTATGTCTGGGCTGACCTCAATTAATCGTGCGCCAAACAATCCTGTCGGTGAGGCTTATATTCGTGCATGGATTGGTGATCCTATTGCTAAAGCTAAAAAGTGTGGGATTATCGACAGCTCTGTGACTCTCTCTAATGCGCAGCAGACACAACTCCTCAACGAGACGACTGATCAGGATATTGTGAACGCTATTTTCACTAATGGTTATTGGCTGGGCGTAACTCAGGCAACGCCTAACGAGCGCGCTGACCGAAAACCCGCAACAGTTCAGCTCTATTACTCCTATGCTGGCGCGATTCAGTGTCTTGATGTGGCCGCCACTACCTTGACCTAATTGGAACACTAGCCAGTATTAGCACGGTGAATAGCCGTGCTTTTTTCTTTTGGAGAATATGAATTATGTACGATAAAGACATTACCTCAAAAAATGCGATTCTGATTTTGCAGTGTGATGAAATCTATCCCTCTGGCGTCCAGTTGGATCACTTCAATATGGATCGAATCATGTCGGTGGAAGCTCGCACAGTGTTGGAGGCTCGCGCTTCTGTGGACGGTAAATTAGCCCTAGGGGTGATCTATACGCCGCCCAAGTTGACCATCGCTGCCGAACCTTGCGGAAAAGCCTATGCTGCCTTATCCAACATTGTTAAGGCGCAGACTCAGAATGATAAGCCCTTCGCAGTGAATCTCACTATCTCGATTCCTTCCCAGAATATCACCTACTCGTTTAAAAACGGTGGTGTGACAGCGGGTAACGCGAATCTCTCTCTAGGCAAAACGGTTGACTCGACCACGTTCTCGCTTATCTTTGAATCGGTTGAGGAGAGCTAATCAATGGCTATTAAGACTAAAGAAATCAAGCTGATTGACGGTACTGATGAGCAGGGGAAGCCGATTGAGACGATTTTCATCATCACGCAAATGAGCGCAGTCGCAGCTGATGAATGGACTGACCGAGCAGCTTTGATTTTGGGTAAGGCTTCCGCAGAGGAGCTTTTTAATTCCTTCAAGGTTGACGGTGACGCAGAGCGCGGAAAAGCCCTCGTGGCCTCAATTTTCAATATCGAGTATGAGAAGGCTAAACCCTTGTTTGACCAGTTGCTTGAATGTTGCGAAATCAAGGTAGGGGATACCCGCTTCCCAGTGTTGAGTAACTTAGACATGATCAATAGCCCTGTGACGCTAAAGCGCCTCAAGATTGAATCATTCAAGTTTGTCTATAGTTTTTTCAGCGGTGGCGGCCTCTTAAACTCCCTCGGGGTGTCGAGTTTTCTCACGACTGCGGACAAATAGAAGGAATAGCCCAGTACGCTAACGTAACTCCTGTATGTGGCAGGGTGGCAGCCTCGGGGTTAGCATCTTACGCTGAATTGTGTACGGTGCTAACCCTTGAGGACGCTTATAAGCTAATTGAGATATTAAGAGTTAAGCAGTATCACGAGTGGCTAGCCAATAAAGTCTCTCAAGAAAAAATGGAGAACCAACAATGAGCGGTGACTCGATAAAAACATTAAGCGTACAAGTTAACGTTAACGCTTCTCCTTTGCTTAACTTTTTCCAGACTGTTGGTCAGCAGGTCAACAATCTGGAGAAGAGCTTAAGAGAAGCTAATTTGCCTATTGAAGAAATTTCAGAGAAAGTAGGCAAAATGAGCCTTGCTGCTGGGCATGTGTCGAAAGAAGTCGCCGATACGATTATTCATCATGGGACATCAGCACAAAAGGCAGCGCTCATTACTGGGCGTGGGCTTGATGAGTTGCAAGGTGTCGCAGTCAAAACGGCTGGTACCTTCCTTGACCTAGGAAAGAGTATCGCTAGCGCATTTAAGCCCTCTAATATGATTGCCAAACTCAAGACTAATCTCTTGGGACTTGCGGCACCTATCGCTGGTGCTATGGCAGTCAGACAGCTTTTTAGCTCTTATACCAGTGAAGGGGAGCGATTAATTAACCTCTCTGAAAAAATTGGGGTAAGTGTTGAAAAGCTCGATATGTGGGGCAAGGCTAATCGCGATGCTGGCGGGTCCGCTCAAGCCTTCCAGAGCGCTCTCGAAAACTGGACTAAAAACGGTTACCGTACCGCTGAGAGTTTTTTCTCTCTGGGTGACAAAATCGCAGGTATGAGCGACAGACAAGCGAGACGTTACCTACAAAATATTTACGGTATTAGTGAGGAAGCGTCCAAAGTCTTTGTCAAGAACAAAGAGAACGCAAAGGCAATGGCTGAGTCTTACAAAGACGTAGCGATGACCAAAGAGCAAGCTGAACAAGCGCACGAGTTTAATCTAACGTGGGCTAAGTTCACTGACGCAGTCAAGGCAGGAGCTAACCAGATTCTTGTTTTAGTTGTGCCAGTACTCCAAAAGTTCGTCTCTATCTTCACTGGGGTTATTTCGGCTATCAGGAAACATATAGGGGTGGTTAAAGCGTTCTTTGCTGGCTTAGGCGCGCTTCTGGCAGTGAAGTTTGTCTCTGACATTGTTTTGGCAGTCAAGGCAATGGGTGGGCTTACAGCTGCCTTTAGAGTGGCTACCACAGCAGCTAAGACTTTTTCAGCGTGGGCAATGGCTAACCCATTAGGGTTGGTAGTGGCAGCAATTGCGCTTATTGTCGCTGCGCTTGATGACCTCTACACCTTTGCCAATGGAGGAGTGTCCGTCTTTGAAAATATTGTGCGTAAAATCGGGGGCTTTTTCGGGCTGACTGAAGAAGGCTTAGAAGAGTTGCGCGTTGCCGTCAAAGGATTCTTTGACTGGGTATTCAGTCTGCCAAAGAAGGCGCTAGAAGTGTTTAGAGGCTTTTTCTTAGCCCTAGGCGCTCTTCTGGATGGTGACTTTCATAAGTTACTGGAGGTCTTAGGCTTTAACGCTGATCAGGTGTTTAAGACTGTGGGAGACGCGTTTAGTAAATGGATCAAAGAACCGATTACTACTGCTATAGCCCTTATCAAGGAAAAGTGGGAAGCCTTTATCGCTCCCTTCACTGACCAGATTAATAAGGTCAAAAACTTCTTTGGTATCGATAGCACAAAGTCTGATAAACCGCGCTACGGCTTATCTAATTTGGAAATAGGGGACTATGAGGCTATCTCTGGTGGCTCGCTTGAGGCCTCAGGGGTAGTGTCTAGAGTCCAGTCCAATAGCACTATGAGCAGCGTGAATAACCAGTCTGAAATCAACATCACTAACAATATCCAAACTAGCGACGACCCAGAAGCCATTGCTGGGGCTATTGGTCAGAGTTTTAATTCTGCCAGCGCCCAGAGTCGTGGGCTTATTGGTAACGCGAATAGCGGCGTTGTTATGAAGGGGTAATCATGAAAGATAAGGAATCTGTGTTTGCCATTCTAGACAGCAAGGACAAGTTAATTTGCCACTATGAAGGGTTAGACGATTTCAGTATCTCTGTTTCTGCCAATGTCCCTACGGAGCCTCAAGAAGGGGGTACTCTCATGAGTTACGACAAAGTGAGAAACCCCCAAGAGGTCAGTGTGAGCTTGATTTTCGGTGGGAATATTCAGAAGCAAATTAAGGAGCTGCGGGTCCTTGAGCAACGCATTAATAGTACTGAGCTTTTTTGCGTGATCACGCCAGCTGCGCTCTATAAGAACATGGCGCTAGTGGGCCTCTCAATGAATCGCTCTAATCGGTCAGGAGGCAACTTATTAGTAGTCGACTGTACTTTTCAGGAAGTACTGAGCGCGAATCTTAAGCGTGGCAAATTCAAGGCTACAAACAAGAAGAAAACGAGTAGCGATAAAGTCGACACTGGTCAACAGCCAAATTCATTTTTAGCTGATTTGACTGGCGCGAGCAAGGGACCCGCGCTCTCTTCTCGAAAAGAAAACGAAATGAAGCGCAAGGCTAAGGAGAGCAACAATGGACGAAGAGAAATCAACGTTAATCAAAGTGTCGACTATTCAGACTCTTAATTATCCTTCCTTCTCTTTCAGTATCGTGCTTGATGACCAAATGTGTGTGATCGATGTCGAGCAAAAAGGCTCAGGGCTATATGTGAGCTTAGTGTGCGATAAAGTCACAGTCTTCAGTGGTGTTTTGGCTGATAACTTAACGCCGTTGCCACCTTTTAGCTCCAAAGACTTCAAGGGGAAACTCTTCTTTGTCGACACTATGGGAGAGCTTCCTCCAGAGGTTGAGGGCTTAGGTGAGCGCTGGCAGCTTTACTACTGTCGAGAGACTTAATGAGGAATCAGGGCAATGGCTCAAACATTTAATAAAAAATCAATCCGCGTGACCATAACGACACAGAAGGGAGAAACCTTTGTGTTGGAAGATTTCGCTATTGATTGTTCCATTCAAAAAAATGGAGGGGTTGAGCTGAGTAAGTCTAAGGTCAATATTTATGGGCTGAAACTGGAGACTATGCAGCGCTTAGTCTGGACGCAGTACCGAAACCGCACATTAGCCTATAACCGTATCACGGTTGAGGCCAAAGAAGGCAATAGTGCCTATTCAATGGTTTTTAAGGGAGAGATTCTCTTCTGTGTCGCTGACTTTAATGGGGCTTCTCCAGTCCTCAAAATTGAGGCCACAACAGCTGCGTTAGGAAAATTAATTCCTGATGATCCTATTTCGGTAGAGGGTAGTCAGTCTGTTGCTAGCCTGATTGAGTCTTTGGCTAAGAAGGCTAATTTGACCTTTACTAATGAGGGGGTAACTGCTCAGGTTAGCGACACTACTTTGAGTGGTGACCCAGTAACAAAAATGCAGTCTATCGCACGACAAGTGGGCGCAGAGCTACTGATTGAAGATCAGCACGTAACGCTACTGCCGAAAAATAAGCCTAAAGAAACTGTGGGTGGTGGCTCGCCTGTCGTGGACGCAGAATCAGGCATGATTGGCTATCCAACACTCACGAATACTGGGGTTAACTGCACTTGCTACTATCGCCCAGATATTAGGCTAGGTAGCTCAGTAACCGTGAAAACAATTGTTCCTATGGCTTCTGGGACGTGGCTAGTGACTCAGGTCAGTCACGAATTATCCGCGAATAACCCGAAAAAATCAGCGTGGAAAACTTCATTCACTGGGACATGGTGGGTATAAATGGCAGATAAAGAGGTTATCACTCCTGCGAGTAGCTTTAGTGAGCAAGGCTCAATCAACGCTTTAGAGTTTTTTGTGCGCTCGATGATTAACGGTATTGTGAATACTGCTATTCCTGTTAGAGTCGACTCGATAGAGCGACCTGCAGAAGGTGGTGGCGCAGCGTACCTTAAGGCTACTCCTCTTATTCAGCAGCGAAACGCAGCAGGGGATGCGCTCCCCTGTGTACCTATTCCTAGGCTGCGCTGGTTTAGATTACAGCACGGTACAGCAGCAATTATCTGTGACCCAAAAGTAGGAGATATAGGATTAGCCGTTGTGGCTCATCAAGACGTCTCTAATTTGGACGGTGGCGGTGAGCCACAGCCTCCTAATTCCTTCCGTACCTTTGACCTCTCTGACGGTTTTTATATCGGTGGTTTTTGGGGCAGTACGCCTAAAACCTTTATCCGTATTGAAGACTCTGGAGACGTGACGATAACGGCGCCTCAAACAGTCACGGTCAACACCAAGAACGCCACGGTAAACGCTAGTGTGGCTACCGTGATCAATACCCCCAAGACTACTATCACAGGGGATACCTACATAGATAAAACGCTTAACGTTATTGGGCGTATTACTGGGGCTGGCGGTATCACGGTTTCTGGTGGAAATGGCGGGTCCTCAGTGAGAGGTAATTTTAAGCTTGAGGGGTCAATGAGTGCTACTGGCGACGTTGTGGCAGGTGGTAAGAGTCTAATGAAACACACCCACAAGGGAGACAGTGGTGGCAATACTGGAGTACCAAACTAATGACACATACAGCTTTTACACTTGCGCTTAATGACTCTTGGGACATTGACCTTGATGAGGGCGGAAACCTTAAGCTCTATCGCGATAAAAAAGCCGTTTTGCAGAATGTCGCTAATGAGTGTCGACTCTTCAAGCATGACGCCTATTTTCGCTATGAAGAGGGCATTGACTGGGGAGCTGATCAGCTAGGCAAAAAAGCTAGAGAGATTCTTGTGGTCAGTCGACTGAGAGAAGCTGCCGAGCTAGTGGACGATGTCGAGTCTGTCGACAGTGTTGAGCTTGATGAGTTTAACCCTGATACAAGGACCCTCAAAGGGACAATTACCGTGACCACAAAATGGGGGAAAGATGAAAAAGTTAGAGTTTAATGAGCTGGTAGGGGTTAAGCTCCCTAGCACCTCAGAAATACGTGCTGACCTAGAGCAAGAGATTAAAAACGCTTTTCGAGTCAGAGATAGTGACCCAGAAGCTAACACCGATCCCAGTACGCCACTAGGTCAAATTATCGACATTGTTGTGGCTGAGATTGAATCAAAGAACGCCCAACTAGCCTACTTAACTAACCAAAATAACCCCGATACTGCACGGGGTATTTTTTTAGATGGTCATAGCGCGCTTTACTTCCTTCAGCGCAAAAAGTCAGAATCCTCTGTAGTTTCTTGTGTCTGCACTGGTCAGGCTGGCACCCATATCCCCTATGGCGTTTTAGTCAAAGACATTGATGGAAAGTCCTTTAGACACAATGTTGTGGACGGTGTGACTATCGGGGACTCTGGGAGCGTGACCACTACTTTTGTTTCTGTCGACCATGGAGCTATTGATGTTCGTCCAAACACGATTAATAAGATTGTGACGGTTGTGGCTGGCTGGCAGAGTGTAAATAACCCTATCGCAGGGGTTGTGGGGCGTGAGCGAGAAACTGATAGCGAATTGCGCTCTCGACTTGAGGAAAGTGTGGCTATTAATGGGGTTGGCAACGTCCAGTCTCTTGTGGCTGAACTGAAAAACATCTCAGGGGTAATTGACGCAGTGGCGCAGGAAAACATTAGTAATAAGCCACAGACTTATTACGGTATCACGCTAGAGCCTCACTCTGTGGGCGTCTCTGTTTTCGGTGGCGATGATGCCACCATTGCTAAAGCGATTAAAGAGAAAAAAGCCATGGGTTGTGATACCAGCGGATCATATACCGTTAGCTTCTCGGCTGATAACAACGGTGAAGGACGGTATGAATACAAAATTACGCGGCCTCAGCCTGTCGCAGTCGCTATGCGTATCACCTTCTTTGCTTCCAGTATGGACGCCTTAACTCAATCCTCAGTTAAGCGTGCAGTGATCAATGATTTTCTAGGTCAGGGCGGAAATAAGCGCGTGAGTTTCGCAGAGACTCTTTATTCCTCTCGATTCTATTCAGTGATTCAGCAGGTAACGGCAGTCCCTGTGGGAAGTATTGAAGTAAAGGTAGGCAACGGTGATTTTGAACGAAGAGTGATCATTAACGCTGACCAACAGCCCACAATCACGGAATCTGATATCACCTTCACTTTTGCAGGGGCTTAATCATGGTTGAGAGTTACCAGACATGGGAAAACCTCAAGGCGGTATCGGACTTGAGGGGGATGGCAAACGTTCGTAGTTTCGCGAGCGACGCTATCCAATCTCAATACGCCGCGAGTAAACGACTAACACGTTTAGCTAGAGTGATTCAAAAGGCGATCGACCCGAGCGAGGAAATCCAATATATTGCGGAGAACGTTGTGAACCCCTATAAGGCGAAAGGCGTGTTCTTAGACTGGATCGGTAAGCGAGTAGGGATTAGCCGAGAGGTTGTTATCGATGGTGTTAAGCGAACGATAGATGATGAATCGTTTCGATTTCTCATTTTCTATAAGTGCGCGTCCAATATTTCCGATTCCTCCATTGCCACGATGAACCGCTTGCTCACGCAATTGTTAGGGTTTCCCGTCTACGTCGTTGACAATCAGGACATGACGATTAGTGTGCGTGTCCTAGGCGTCCCAGACGAAATCAAGCGGCAGATTTTGATTAGCTACGGGCTTCTCACAAGAGCGTGTGGCGTGGGTTGGAATCTCATTATTTTCAATCCAGCCGACAAGATCTTCGGCTTTAACGGCTCGAAGCTCCATACATTTAATCAAGGCACTTTCAACAACGCAAATAAGGTGACAGGTCAATGAGTACGAAATATCCTCAGTATTTTTTCCCTGAAGTGCTATGCGCACAAGGGGATTTCACCCTTCCTCCTTTAGAACCACGCCTCGAAAATTCGGGGCGTTTTTCTATTAAGTATGGTTTTGGGAAAGAAACCGAGAAGCCGATTACAGAAAACGGCATTCCACCGTATCGAGATGATTTCAACGGCGTTTTTAATGCGTTGAGCCAGCACATTGTGTGGCTTCAACGTGGCGGGGTCTACAACTACTCCACGGCTATGGACTACGAAGTGGGCAATGAGATCAACCACAACGGCAAAAAGTGGCGTTGTGCGAAGGAAAACGGTGCAGGGTCGAGCGTGATTGTGCCGGGGACTAATAAAGCCTATTGGCGTGAGGTTAATGGCAACCGTATTAATGGGGAGGTCGTTTCTTTTGTGAATTGTCGCTTAGGTGGTTCGGACGGTCGTCGCTTAATTCCTTGGGGCGAAACAGAAGCGCTTGAAAATTGGATCTTCTGCGATGGTGGCACTGATGGGCGCGGTGGTCGTGTGCCAGATCTTCGTAACCGTTGTGCTGTTGGCTCAACATCCGCCAACAGTGGGGCGCTCGGCGGCGGGGTTTCGTTTACCACGTCTACCAATCCCGTTGGTGAAGTCGTTTTGATGGCGGGGAGTATGGAAGACCCGCACGGCGAATTTGTCTCTTTGCAGGCTCCCATTAACTTGTCCGCAAGTAACTACCCCGACGCGTATCGCGTGCTTGGGAAATCTTGGGGTGGGGCTGGGCGAACCCCAGATCTTCGCGGGCGCTACGTCAAGATGAGCGGAGAAAGCGGTAATGGGGAGGATCGTTTGGGCTACTTAGGCAACGCAGGGCTTCCGAACATTACGGGGCAGTTTACCGCGTCGCCGGGTGGGTATCCAGCCCAGCGCATTGGCACGGGAGCATTTAACGGTGACGTGAAATACAACGCAGGGCTACGTCAGGGGAACTCGGACAATTGGGGAACGACTTATGACTTTAACGCTGCACGCTCCAGTGGGATCTATGGTGCCTCCGATACGGTAACGCCTAAACATGCGGTTTTGAACGCTTATTTGCGCGTCAAGAAGTCGGTTGTCGCTTCGAATACCACGACGACAACGACCACGTATTCGTTGGCGTTCTTCGTCAAAATCCCTGATTAAGAGGAATGAAGATGGCAGAAAAGTTTAGTTTTGAATACGTCACCACGGCGACGGGGGAAATTAATGGGGAATCTTTCATCACGCAGACGGAAGATGCCATTAATGACCTCGGTGTGCGAGTGTACAACTTTAATGAGAACGTGAAGGAGACCAAGCTTCTGAGCCGTGAGGTATTGGAACAAGTTTCTCGCACGGAACGCGTCGCCAATAACGCGGCAGAAATGGCGACCAAGGCCTCGCAAGACGTTAATACCATGCAGGAGACCTTCACGCAGTGGGGTTCGCTCATTGGGGAAACAAACTCCAATAGCTCTCAGAGTTTAACGATTGCAAAAAACGCCAAAGAAGAAAGCGCCAACGCGCTCGTCGTCGCAACAGAGGCAAAGAGCTTGGCACAAACCGCCAAAGCTGATGCAGAGTCCGCGAGGCTGTCTCTTATACACATCTGACGCTGCCGACGATCTTACGC